CCAGTCATCCTGCCGGATACAAGGCTGGCAATCACTACATCCGGCGCGATTAGATAGGGCATACTTAGCGCATGGGAATCTTTGCAAACAAGACAGTGACAAAGGCAGCAATCTCGCCAGCGCCTAACGTTCAAGCTGCTGTGGGCATTGGCGGCACATCAAGCATCGGTCAGTTCTATCAGTACACCGAAGGCACAGCACGCCAGCGCGCAATGTCGCTAGCGACTGTTTCTAGGTCGAGGGACTTATTGGCATCAGTGATTTCATGTATGCCACTGCAGATGTACGGCGAGATGTTTGACAACGTAACTGGCGAGATGGAACAGATTGATCTTGCACCGCGCTCATGGTTGCGTCAGCCTGATCCTGGCGTGACGTATAACTTCTTAATGGCGTGGACTCTTGACGATTTGCTGTTTTACGGTCGTGCGTTCTGGGCAATCACTGCTCGCACACAAGATGGTTTTCCGTCTGCCTATACACGTTTACCTGCCGGCAGTATCTCAACAAATGATCAGGCTGGGCCAGTGTTCTTCGGCCCATCAAATGAGATTTACTTTGCAGGGCAACAATTACCGACTGCAGATGTGGTGCAATTCTTGTCACCAATTCAAGGCATCATCTACTCATCGGCGCAAACGATTGCCACCGCGCTAAAGGTTGAGGAATCGCGCTACAACATGGCGCGCACTTCATTGCCATCTGGCATCTTAAAGCAAACAGGCGGCGAGCCATTAAGCGCAACTGAGTTGGCAGACATTGGCGCAGCGTTTAACCAGGCGCGCCTATCGTCACAAACTGCAGTGCTCAATGAGTTTCTAAGTTACGAGCCAAGCAACGCAACACCGGACAAAATGCTCATGATCGAGTCTGCACAATACAGCGCGCTTGATCTGGCACGTCTGTGTGGAGTACCGCCATACCTGGTGGGCGTTGCCACTGGCTCATACGCCTACACCAGCAGTGAGCAATCACGCGCTGATCTGTACATTTTTGGCGTGAAGCCATACGCAGATTGCATCGCCAGCACACTGAGCATGAACAACGTGTTACCGCGCGGAACTTATGTCAAGTTTGATACAGACGATTACTTGATTGACAATTACGCAGCAGACGCAATGCCCAATACCATCCAAGAAAATACACAGGAGAACCTAGCATGATCACACTTATTACAAACACGTTTACCATTGATGCGGCAGCCGATGGATCACCTAAACGCACCATCACCGGCATTGCAGTGCCATACAACGTCACCGCAAACGCATCTGGCACTGAAGTCATGTTTGCACCTGGCTCACTGCCAGTTGAGGGCAAGAAACCAAAACTTTACATGAGCCACGACAGCAGTCAGGCCATTGGCATTGTCAGCGAGCGCGTGGACTCAGCAGAGGCAATGTACTTCTCAGCCAAAGTCAGCACTACGGCGCTGGGCAATGAGGCGCTGATCTTGGCAGCCGATGGCGTGCTGGACTCTGTAAGCGTTGGCGTGAATCCGACAAAGTTCACCTACAACGAGGATGGCGTAATGGTCATTGAAGCTGCTGACTGGATCGAGTTAAGCCTTGTGCCTAGTCCAGCCTTTGAGGGCGCGGTCATCACAAAAGTTGCCGCCAGTTCCGATGTAAACGATGATAATTTGTGTAATAATGACAGCGGCGACTCCGGCACAGCCATCGAGACTAACGAGGAGACACCAGTGGAAACACCAGAAGTAATCGCACCAGAAGTTATCCAGGCAAGCGCACCAGTGCAATTTGCACAGGCTCGCAAAGAGCCACGCATCCCTAACTCATGGGAGTACATGGCAGCGTTCCACAAAGGCGGCGATGCTTGGGTCAATGCACAAAAAGTCTTCAAGGATTACACCGACTACCACCGCGATCCACTTGTGTCTGCTGCTGCAGGCGATGAATTCCTGACCAGCGTGCCGGGACTCCTAACAAAAGTAACGATGGGCCCAGTTTTCCAGGACATCAACTTCATGAGGCCTGTGGTGTCAGCACTTGGTGCTCGCGCTATGCCACAGACTCCTGCAAGCACGTTTAACCGTCCAACGATTACAACGCATCAGGCAACAGCAACATCACAAACTGAAGGCGCGGCAGTTGCTACCACTACCGGCGTAATTGCAAACAACACCGTTACAAAATTGACGTTTGCGAACTCCGCCAACATCTCTTATCAGACATTGGATTTTACCGATCCTGCAGCATTGCAAATTGTTACAAATGACTTGATCGGTGGCTACATGGTGGGAACTGACAACGAGGCAGCAGACAGCCTGCTTACTGCGGCAACATCGGCTGGCGTGTGGGATCTCACAGTGGCTGACTTGTACAAGTCAATCTATGACGCTGCAGTGGTAACACTTGCTGCAACTAACATGCTGCCAACGCACATGTTTGTCGATCCAGCCACATACTCACTGATCATGCAACTTGCAGACTCAACTGGTCGCCCATTGTTTGCAAACCTTAATGGCGGACTTTCCGGCATAAACAGCATCGGCGTAGGCAATGCAACATCCGCATCAGTTGAAGGTCGCAACGATCAAGGCCCACTCGGGTTGAAGTTAGTAGTTGACAACAACTTTGCTGCAAAGACAATGGTCATCATGAAAGACATCGGCTTCGAGGTCTATGAGGATTGGCGCGGGATTTTGTCAGTTGACGCGCCATCAACTTTGACACGCATCGTCTCCACACATGGCTATTTTGCAACGTTCAAAGCGAACGCTTCAATGATCCAAAAAATTACCCAGGCATAGTCAGGAAGGCGGCTACCGCCGATGGCTACATACAACACGCAAAGCAAGTTACTGCTAGACAACTATGCAGTATTGCAGACGCTTGAACCTACAGAGATAGTCACTGGTCAATCAATCACAGTTGCATCTCTTAGCGCACCATTTAACGGCACGTTCACCGTGCTTGACATACCGCTGTATGAGTACATTGGCACTGACTCTGACACTGGCGCGCTGCTGTTTGATGCAAACGTACCGCGCGAGAATCAAGTGCTGTTTGCTTGCACTGGCGCAAACGTTGAGTACACGGTCATTTATACCGGCACAGTCACCTACACGCAGTCCTGCACATGGATCACTGTGGCAGAACTTGTCACCTATCTTGGCGTGACCATTGACAACCCATCAGACGATTACACGCTTGCGACACAGGCTAGAAACGCTGGCAACGATTTCTGTTATCGGCGCAGGCAAGAGTCTGGCTACTTTGACAGCCTGACAACTGTGCCAGGTCACGATCAGAAACTTGGCACGCTGATGTATGCATCTGCGCTGTGGCGTGGTCGAGGAAGCGTGCAAGACACGTTTGCGGCGTTTGACGGCATGAACGGCGGCGGCGGCAATGTCAATGCCATGACACCAGTGATTAAGCAGCTGCTTGGCATTGATCGGCCACAGGTTGCCTAGTGGCCTACACCGATCTATTCAATGAAGCCATTGATGACGTGGCGGCTACGCTCACTGCTGTAGTGGGCTTGCGCGTGGTCACCGATGCGACAAAAATTGTGCCAAATTGCGTCTTTATTGACGCGCCATCATGGGAGACACAAGCCGGCAACGGCAAGGTCATTGAGATGTCGTTTCCTATCAAGGTCATTGGATCTGGGCCTGCTGGTCTGCCGGTACTGCGTCAGATTCTTGGCATCTGCGCGCTGGTGCAAACTAGCGCCATCATCATCATGTCTGGTCAGCCAGGCAGCGTGGAGATTGGCGGCGCAACATACCCTGCCTACAACATGACTATGAGCCTAAAAGCAGAAGCATAAAGGAGACACAATGTACACAATCGCATCAGGCAGAATTGGTCATGTAGGTGAGCCGTATGTACCAATTCAAGGCGCTGACATTGCCTGGCTATTGGCTGGCGGATTCATTACAGAAAACAAAAACACTAAACCCAAATCGGCTACAATAGAAACAGCCGGCACAGAAGGATTTGAGGACTAATCATGGCAACAACTACCTATCTCGGCAATGCAAAGGTCTTAATCGCAACAGTCGATCTCAGCGATCAGTGCAAGTCAGCAACAGTCACGCGCACCATTGAGGCGCTGGAATCATCTGCATTTGGCTCAACTAATCGTGTTTATGTCGGCGGCATGGAGAACTCAACGTTTACTGGCGAGTTCATGATGTCCTACGCAGCCAGCGAGACATACGCAACGCTCAAGGATCTTGTCGGCACGTCAATCACAATCGTGGTCAATCCAACATCGGCTGCCGACTCTGCAACTAACCCTGGATTTACGCTCACTGGCACTTACCTAGAAAGCATTGATGTCATTGCTGCCACCATCGGCGAACTTGGCATGGTCACAGTCTCGACACAAGGCGGCGCGTACAGCGCTGACGTAACTCCATAACAACTAACAGAAAGCAGGCGGCAGGATGCAACTAACGCTGAAGGTTAATCAAGGTGAAGGCGAGTACGAAGTCACCACCAATCTCTATGTCATTGTGGCATGGGAACGCAGATTTAAGCGCAAGGCAAGCAACATTGCTGATGCCGGCATCGGTATTGAGGATCTAGCGTTTATGGCGTATGAAGCCAGCAAGATTGCAGGCATTGTCATACCTGGCGAACTTGACACGTTTATCAAGCGGCTCACAGTGCTCGAAGTGGTAGATCAAGACGATGCACTCCCTACGAAGGCGGCTATCGACTAGCTCTTTGTCAGTTACTGATTGAGACTGGTTATTGGCCGCCGCACATTGAGTTTCAGACATCTGACCTAGCGTCTTGCATTAGACTAATTAACGAGTCCAGAAAGCAGCCAAGATGAGCGTCACTACAAACACCGAGATCGTAGGCATCCGTGAGGCAGTGGCATCGCTTAACAAAATTGAGCCTGGCCTACGCAAACAGTTTGCAGCAGAACTCAATCAGATTGCAGCGCCAGCGCTTAATGTGGCGCGCAGTAGGTACGCATCTCTAGGTGTACCGCTGTCTGGCATGGCTAAGACGTGGACAAACAACAACCGCAAACTATTCCCCTACAGCGTGACAAAAGCGCAAAAAGGCGTAAAAGTCAAATTGGACACACGGCGCAATTCTGCATCCGTCATCACCATCCAGCAGACAGATCAAGCCACTGCAATCTTTGAGACAGCAGGCCGCAAGACGCGCAACATCCTTGCCACCAATCTGGGCGCTACGCCACCGGCAGGCCGCACGCGCCTATTCGGGCCCGCGGTGTACAGCAAGATTCGTGAGATCACACGCGAGATTGAGCAGGCATCATTGCGAGTGGTCAACAAAGTAAATCGAGAACTTGCATGATTTCAATTCCTATTGTCAGTCAGTTTGATAGCAAAGGCATTAAGTCTGCTATTAAGCAATTTAAGCAACTAGAGACAACCAGCGAAAAAGCGCAATTTGCAATCAAGAAAGCAGCAATACCGGCAGCCGCCGCGCTTACCGCTGTAGTAGGCGTGATTGGGTCAAGCGTAAAAGCAGCCATTGAGGATGAAGCAGCGCAAGCAAGTTTGGCACGTCAAATCAAACAGAGCACAGGTGCAACCGATGATCAGATTAAAAGCGTTGAGAAGTACATCAGCGGTCTGGGCAGGTCTGCTGCCATCTCCGATGATGAAGCGCGGCCAGCGTTGCAAAAGTTAATTGTCGCCACAAAGGATGTAGCCAAAGCAACAGAACTGATGAACCTTGCTACAGACGTGGCAGCCGCTACTGGCAAGCCGCTAGTCGATGTCACTGACGCACTAGCCAAAGCCTATGCAGGCAACATGAAAGGTCTAAACGCGCTATCGCCAGAAATCAAGGCCATGATCAAAGATGGCGCAAGCCTAGCTGACGTGCAAAAGGTGCTTGAAGCAAACTTTGGCGGCGCTGGCAAAGCAGCCGCTGACACTGCTGCAGGCGGCATGAAAAAACTTAGCATCGCATTTAACGAAACTAAAGAAGGCATCGGTGCCGCGTTTCTGCCGGTCATGGAGAAAGTGCTGCCAGTCGTGACTAAGTTCTCAGAGTGGGCGCAGGCTAATCCTGATCTGCTTGCGGCGGTCACTGTAGGTGTAGGCGCACTGGCTGTCTCAACTCTTGCACTCAATGCAGCAATGGCGGTCAATCCGTTTGTTGCAATGGCGGCTGGAATTATTGCTATTGCATTGGCAATGCAAAAACTTGCTGACGCTGCAGAAAAGATTAAAGGCATCGGCGGTATTGCTGCCAAAATTATTGGGTCAATAGTATTGCCAGGATTTGCTGGCCAGGTGCTTGAAAATACCATTGGTCGTTTTACAGGCAACGGCGCACCTAGCGTCACGCCATCTACATCTACCGGCAACATCGGCAACGCTGGATCTGCTGAGCGCGGCTTCAACATTACAGTCAATGCCGGCGTAGGTGATCCTGTAGCCATCGGCAAGTCTGTAGTGGATGCGCTCAATGCGTACAAAGCACGCACAGGCTCTTACGGATTTGTGACTAACTAATGGCCTGGCCTACGCCTAAAGTCTCAATTGCGTTTGATGATGGGCCATACGTTGCATCACCAGTTTGGACTGATGTCACGGCGTATGTGTACTCGGCTGATGTCTCGCGCGGTAGGTCTGACGATTACAGCCAGTTCATCGGCACTGCTCAAGTCGTGCTCAACAACAACTCTCGACTGTTTGATCCGTTCTATACGTCTGGCACGTACTACGGCAAACTGCTACCCAGACGGCAAATCAAGATTGAAGGCGTGAGCGGCGTGACTACATACCCAGTGTTTCGAGGATTTGTGGACGGATTCCCTGCAGCGTGGGATCAGGCAGGCAAGTTTGCCACCACCACACTGTCGTGCTTTGATGGGCTAAGTCTGTTGTCGCAAGAGCTGCTGCCGGACTATGTGTACGACTACACCAAAACGCTGACACCAATCCACTATTGGCGATGCAATGACGGACAAAGCAGCACAACGATTACAGATGCAGTGGCTGGCCTGACAATGACATCGCCTGGACAGTATTACAGGCAAGGTGAACAACTGACGCAGGCACTGGCAAGTCCAGCAATCTTTGTCATGGACTCAACTTACACAACGGCAGTGAACAGCACATCGCCTACGGTAGGTGATTGCAGTTTTTCTGGTTGGTTTCAGATGACAGACACATCGT